TTGAATTGTCCATCCAGTTTAGATATACTTTGCAAAAAAAAACCACCATTCCGTAAACCTCTACGATTGATGCACTCAACAAATCATCTGCATATATATCGTGGTCTTGGTCTTGGTATTTTAAATCCCTATACCCAAACCAGCTTTTCTTTTGTGGCATTACCATTGAAGCTGCAATCCTATGTAAATTCTGTACTACATCCCTTTGGAAGTATTTAGTTGTTATATATCTACCAGTCCCACCTACTCTTATTTCTCTTATATCTGGAATAAAACGATAAACATTGCCATTCGCTTTGATATATTTACAAGTTTTACTCGGTAGTTGCTCTTTGTATATAAATTCAATCTCCTTGCACTTCTTGTTAAATTCATTCATAGGCATAGCATCTACTTGCTTTTCAGTCAAGTTGTATAGAATTGCTACTACCTTAACGATAGCTTCAAAGTTATCATCTGTTTTAAGTTGTTCCAATTGTTGAAACTGATAAACGCTGACTGAGTGCCAATCCATTTTGCTCATAAATTAATTGTTGTAGTTTATTTTAAATAGGTAAAAAATAGAAAGTACCTTACGAAAAGGAGTATTGCCCAAACCCACCTTGTAGGTAAGTAAGTGCCACATATCTTAAAGCATCAATAGCGTGGTCATTCATTCCTATAACTTCATTAAGCATTTCGCCATTCTTTTGCTTCCACTTGTAACTTGCTAACTCTCTTAATAGATTAGTACTATCGTTTGTGATATTCATTTTATAGCCTTTGAGTAAGTTTAAACCAGCTCTTACTGAGTCAGCTCCTTTCTTTACCCCACTTGCATTGATACCACAATTAAATAACTCTTGAATTGATTTAGGCTCGGAGCTATCTGCTATTACTGAAGTGATGCCTTGCTCTTTTAACTTATCTGCTAACATTGGATTAGTCAATTGCCTTTCATAAACAAACTCCTTAATATAAAGCTCCCCATTATATCTCCAAACCCCAACACAAGCACTTGGATCGTTTGTAAACCCAAAGTCCAAACCATAACCGACTAAAGCTGCATCTATCGGTATTTCGCTGCACCTTGTATAATTTCTAAATACTAAACCCTCTATTTTGCCGGTCATTCCTCTGGCATATACTTTCCATAACTCAAGATCAACCTCTTTAAGATTTTCAATTTTCTCTACTAACTTCTTGTCTATAAACGGATTGTGTCTGTAATCGGATATTAATAATTTAACATTTGGTTGCCCTAATAACTTCTCGTGTACCCAGAAAGCCTCGTTTGGATTATAGTCAATATAGGTTTTGACTTTAGTACGCATATAAAGCTCGTTAAATACATCATAACGCACCCCATTAGCCTCATTGATAAATAAGTAGTCCCTTTTGCCATTCTTGGCGTCTTGAGCATCATCATAGCTTTTAAACTCTATTATACTTCCAGATTGAAAGGTAAATATCCTATCCGACTTGTTATATTCCTTGACTAATTGCTTTAACTCCTCGCTTGAGCTCCAAATAGTAATGGCATCTCTTAACGCTCCGGCTTTTAAGTTAGGTATATCTTGACCAGCTACAGTTATAACCAAATTAGGCTGACTTACTGCAAAAGTAAATAGCACCTGGAGAATAGAGTAGGTCTTACCAGAGGAAGTACCCCCTTGATTAACTACAATATCCTCTTTGGCATCTAAATTGGCTTTATAAAGTACTCCGGTAGTGAACATTATTTTAAGGTAAAGTCCTTTTCAAGTAAGAATATCGTTGTAGTGTTTGTTGTGTGTATGCTGACAATATACCAACCCTCGTTTAAATAGGTATTAACTTTGTCTATATCATCTTTAATAACTCGTTGTTTCGTGTCCATATTATTTAATTTCGCTCTCGCTACTTGCTAAAGGTATTGCACTTTCTACTACCTTAACATTTACAGTGTTAATAGTTACCTCTTGGCTTACAGTTTCTTTCGGTTTGCCATATACCCTACTCATTAAAGTATCTAAAGAATATAAGCTGCCTTTCTCAAGTGATTTCTTTAAAGCATTTGCGACTGTCTTTTCTAATATCGTTGCATTTGGGTTTTTAAAGGTATCTGCCAACTCTTCAAGAGTCATAGACATAAGTACCTGGATAGCATCGTTTACCTCGCTCATTTTGTAACCTTGCTCTTTTAAAGCCGATACAAACTTTCTTGGTCTGCCATTAGGATTTCTTACCTCTCCTTTTTTAGCTGGTCTTAAATTCTGTTCGTTAGCCATTTCTCTTATTTGTTTCTTAATTTTTGTAGTTTATCACAGATTACAATTATAAGTAATATCAAGGCTTTTAAACCTACTATACTAAATACTATTTTATAAATCATCTATTAAACTTTTCGTTAAAGTATTGCTCTGCAGATTGGTAACTATTACTCTCAATGTATGCAGTTTTAACTTGATGCTCGTGTATTTGTTGAGCCTTTATGAATGCTATTAGCAAATCATTACCTATGAAGTATCTATTTTGCTCCATGAATGATTGTAAGAATTCGACTGGTGTTTGTTCCATAGTTATTTATGATATTCTATTACTTTTTTATGTGTTTCTATTAAGAAGTCCTTATAATTCTTTTTATCTCCGTAGCGAATGTGGCAAATTCTACATAAAGCCTGGATATTCTCAATTGTATCTTCTTTTTTGGTTCCTCCCATGCCTCTGCATTCTATATGATGAATATCTACTGCTTTTGTGCCACAAACCTCGCAAGGAATGAAATCTGCAGTTGTATAGCCAAAATAATCTAAATATATCTTTGTATGCTTCTTCATTGTACATATTTTGCAAGTGCCTTTACACATTATTCTAAACCTTTAAATGCTTTAAGAGGATAAAATACAAGTGAATTTCTATAGCCACCATCAAAAGTAGGTATAATTGGAGTAACTGCATGAAGATTTCGCCAAGCTGGATATACGAGAACTGAATTATCTTTTTGCCCTATTGTAGCATTATAATCTGGAACATGAAGATCCCCACCTTTTGAATTATGCTTTTTGCATATAATTACATTAACTGCCCCTTGAATATTTAATCCATCTTTGTGAAAAGGAGCTGAAATATTATAATTAGAGATTGAGCTTGTAAATAAATTGCCAAACTTCCATTTATCCGGTACATCTTTAAATAATTCTACTTGCTTTTCATATTGAGATGGCAATATTTCTTTGATTAGCAATTCGCTTTCTTTTGCAAGAAGCAGCATTGCTTTAATAAAAGTTTGTGCCGATTTTACTCCATGATTAGAATGCTTATTCGGATAATTTCTACCTAAATGTGGTTTTGGAGCAGTACTTCCAATAATTGTACAAAATTGCTTAACTTCTTGAATGCCTCTTTTTTTCATATTTGCAGGTTCTCCATTTGTTCTAACCATATTTTGCTTTGGAACATTCTTGCTTCTAAATTCAGCATTTGCCAAATCAGCAAGTTTGCACATTTTTTCTGGCATTTTAGATAAATAAAAACCTATAGGCTCTCCATCAGCATAAAAAATACAATCTTCTAATACATTAGGCTCAATATATTCGCATATATCGCCAACTTTTCTATTATGCTCCGTATATATTAAATCTACTCTTTTCATTATTTAATTGTTTTTTTATAAAATGTAGATAATGCCTTTATATCTGTTTTCATATCAACCCTATCTCCTTTTTTATTTAAAGTTACAAAAGGTGCCCATTCAATACACATTTTTTTTGCAGTTTCTTCATCTCTTTTTGCTTTATATAAATTTTGTAATCCTCCAGAATTACTTCCAACATCTGGACAACTAAACCAATAATGATTAAACCTTAAAATTCCATTCCCAAATTTAATAGTTTGTAAAGCAAAATCTCTATCTTCTTTCATATTGAATTGGTCTCTATAATTCCATTTAATTTTACTTACATTCAGCATTATACAAACTTCAGCAAACTTTTTATTTATAGAGTATTTTGTTTTTTCGTGCCAGGCATGTTGAGTATAATTTATTCCAATTAATTCAAATGGTAGAGATTTTACCTTTTCATATATTTCAAACCATATAGAAGCAGTTTTTTTTACTGTTTTACCATTATATATTCCGAAAGAAGCTACATCATCATCGCAAATAATTACCCAATCCATATTATTAGATTTTGCGAAATTCAACATAAAATTCCTAACATATCCAATACCCTGGTCATTTTTTTCTATACTAATTTTATTAGGTACATTATAGCTTTCAATTTCTTGTGGCTCTATAAAATGATATACTTTTATGCCTACTTCTTCAAATAGTTTATATGTTTTTGTAGCTGGTCTTGATTTTGAAGGAATAAAACAAATCATAGTTTTGCTTTTTCATCTTTTAGCTTTTCCATTAAAAACCCACCTATGTATAATTTTTGCTCTCTCCAGAATTTTACTAATTCCGATGCTTCTTCATAATGTTCAGCTTCAAATTCAATTTGTATTGCCTTTTTTACTCCGTTTGCCATATCGTCAAGTTGGCTATCTATACTTTCATCATCTAAAATAGAATAATCAATATCTGCTGCATTAAAATTAGGTATATCTAACCCCCAATCAGTCAATTCCTCTACATCCCATTCGTTAGCTAACATTTCCCAATCATGTTCCCCAAAACCTACATTATCTGCAATAATAAATCTTCTTATTTCATCTTCTGTTAGATCTTTAGCTGACTTTACCCAATCATTAGGTACTTCTTTATAGCCTAACTCTTTTAAAGCCTTTAAACGCATATTCCCACCCAAAACAACCATTTCCTCATTTACAACCATTGGTCGCAGAGCCATCATTTTTGGGAATTCCTCAATGCTTTTAACAAGTTTTTTAAATTTTTCATCACGAATTACTCGTGGATTATTCGGATTTGATTTGATCGTAGTTAGTTTTATCATTTTTGTTTATTTAAAGAGTTTACCCTCTGTTTTAGTCATTTTGTTTATTAAATCTATTTGCTCCTGGTTGTTATCATAATGGATAGCTACTCCTAACCTTTTAACTGTTTCCCATTTTTTCTTACCATTGGTAAAGTAAATATCGCTTCTTCTTATTCCTAACTTATCAGCCACTTCAAAAACCTCTTTGCTATCCTTACTTTGTCTTGCAGTAATGATCAACACTCGGTAATTCTCTGCTAATAGTTGTTTTGCTTTCTCTTGTCCTTTAGCAGTACTTAAAGTATCATCAAAGTCAAAACTTACTACCTTTGCAGCAAATTCGCCTTGAGCCAAGATAGCACGATATACTTTCTCTGCCTTTGATTTCGTATCATAGATACAAGCCCCATTTCCTATCCTATACTTTCCGTTAGATGAGCACTTATAAACCGGCATCTACTTTCTTTTTAGATTTCTTACCATTCGTACTGTCTTGATTAGGTGCTTCACTCGGTTGTTCAGCGACTTTAAGGCTTTCTTTATATTTATTGGCATAATTATATACTCGGTTTACA